ATGCCGGTCAAGATGCTCAAACAAGTAATCCTGGAAATGCTGGTGTAATTGGTACTGGTACTAATGGTGGAAATAGAGGTGGTGGTACTGACGGTGCTGGTGGTGGTGGCGGTGGTGGTGGTTGGAATGCTGGAGCTGGTGGTGGTATAATTCCTAATTATGATGGTGGTGGTTATGGGGGTATGCTGGGAAATAGTTATACAGGCGGAACTAAAATTTCTGGTGTTTCTGTAACTGCAGGAACAGTAGTAGCAAATACTAATAGAAGTTTAGGTGGAACAATACAAATTACATTTCCAACTACATATTCTAATTTTCTATTTACAGCACCTGATGGGACTACCAGAACCGCTGCAAGCCCTGGAACAACCGTTGTAGTCTCTGGTTCTAATTATGTTGCAACATTAAACCAGTTTGGACAGGGTGTAACCAACCCATGGACTCTTATTTTCAAATAACATAAATATCTCAAAAGGATATTTAATAATGGCAACAATTACTTCTCGTTCTGAATTTAAAGAATATTGCCTTAGAAAATTAGGCAAACCAGTCATTGAAATCAATGTTGATGATGATCAAGTTGAGGATCGTATAGACGAAGCTCTCAAATATTACTGGGATTATCATTTTGATGGTACATCAAAGATATATTATAAACATCAATTTACTCAAGAAGATATTGATAACAAATATATTACTCTACCTCAAAATATAATTGGTGCTGTTAATATCTTTGATATTGGCGATTATATTGCCACAAACAATATCTTCAATATAAGATATCAAATTGCTTTAAATGACTTATACACATTAACATATCAATCAATGGTACCTTATTATATGGCTTTCCAACATCTACAATTATTAGAAGGATTGTTGGTTGGTAAACAGCCTATAAGATATAATAGAAATACAAATAAACTATATGTAGACGTCAATTGGGATAAAGTTATTGTTGGCCAATATCTTGTTGTTGAGGCTTATCAGGTTGTTGATCCTGTAGACTATCAAGATGTTTGGAATGATCGTTGGCTTCAAAGATATGCCACAGCTTTAATTAAAAAACAATGGGGTTCTAATTTAACTAAGTTTATTGGAATGCAATTGCCTGGCGGTGTTCAATATAATGGTGAAAAAATATATAATGACGCTCATGAAGAGATTGAAAAATACGAACAAGAGATGATTAGTAGTTATAGTCTCCCTGTTACTGATATGATCGGATAATAGATGGCAACTTCTCTTTATTTTAACAATTTTTCTTCATCTGGTGAACAAAGATTAATTGAAGATCTAGTAATTGAATCAATAAAAATTTACGGTGTAGATAATTATTACGTTCCAAGAAAAATTGTTAATTATAATAATACATTTAGAGAACAGAACTTTACTGAATATGGTAATGCTATTTCTGTAGAAATGTATGTACGTAATATTGACGGGTTTGATGGTGAGGGTGAATTCTTATCAGCATTTGGTGTAGAAGTAAGAGAACAGATTACATTTTCTGTTGCAATGAGAGTATATGATTCAGAAGTAGGATCAGTACTTAATAGAGATAGACCACTTGAAGGTGATTTAATTTTCTTCCCATTCACAAAAGCACTATACACTATTAAATTTGTTAATAAGAAACCTGTCTTCTATCAAATGGGTGCATTGCAATTTTATGATCTTACTTGTGAATTATTTGAATACTCTAATGAGGTATTTAATACTGGTGTAGATATTATTGATCAAACGTATAATGCATTCTTAACCACAACAGATCCATATTATATGCAATCAGAGGCAGGTGTTACTATTACAGACGAAAATGGTGATCCTATTGTGACTGAAAATTATAATATTGATAAACTTGATAGTACTGCTCAAAATGAAATGTTTGAAACTTCAGGATTAGATTTCCTTGATTTTACTGAAAGAGATCCATTCAGTGAATTTGAAAGGAGAGCCTAATGATTGGAGGTACTTCATTTTACAATACATTATTTAAAAAATATGTTACTATTTTTGGCACTCTTTTTAATAATATAAAGATTGAAAGAAGAGATGAAAATGGTAATCTTGAACAAAATTTCAAAGTTCCTATTGCATATGGTCCTCGTGAAAAGTTTTTAGCTCGTATTACTGATAATCCAGATGCGATTGCTTTGACTTCTATCAAGCTTCCTAGAATGGCCTTTGCAATCTCGGCTATTCAATATGCCCCTGAAAGAAAACTGCAAACAATCAATAAGATTGTTTCAAGAAAAAATGTAAATGGTACAAATGTCTATGATAAGGTTTTTAATCCTGTACCTTATGATGTAGGATTTAAATTGCAAATTTTATCAAAAACTATGGAAGATGGATTACGAATTATTGAACAGATTCTTCCCTATTTTACGCCAGAATGGACGGTAAGTGCAAAATTATTAGGAAATGATTTTGATAATGTAACAGATATACCACTTATTTTAAATGACGTACAAATTGAAGACTCATATGAAAATGATTTTCTAGCTCGTAAGGTTTTAACATTTACTCTTAATTTTACAATGAAGTGTTACTTTTATGGACCTGTTACTTCTAGTAAAATTATTAAATTTGCTACTGTTAAAATATTTCCTGATCTTACTGCAAACACAGAATTGACTACAACATCAGTAAGACCTGGATTGACAATTGATGGTGAACCTACTAGTAATGCCGATTTATCCGTTGCATTATCACAAATTGAAGAAGATGATAATTATGGATTTATTGTGACAATAGAAGATAATTAAAATGGCTAAGAAAGACATTATTTCACAATCATTAGGAATAGAACCAATGGAAGCCCCCTCTAAAATAACACAGGTTCTTCCTGCACTCAAAGCCAATAATAGTGATGATTATGAATATGCACGTACTAATTTATACAATATTATTGAAAAAGGTCAAAATGCTTTAGAAGATATTATTGATATTGCTAAACAATCTGAATCGGCACGTGCTTTTGAAGTAGCCACAAATCTTATTAAAACAATGGCTGATGCTAATAAAGACCTTTTACAATTAGCTAAGGCTAAAAAAGAATTAGAAAAAGAAGACGTTCCTGAACAAAAGAACATTACTAATAATAATCTAGTATTAACTTCAGCTGATCTTCTTAAAATGATAAAAGATAAAAGTAATGAGTAAGATAATTCTTCTTACTGATATATACGAGACAAAAAGAAGAAAAGAAGAAGAATTAAAATTTTACAATGATCAACTTGAAAAGTTAAAAACAAAAATGTTTTTTTTGCAAAAAGATATAGATATTACTAACCTTTGTATCGAGCTTATAGAAAAAGAAAAGGTTGTAGAAATTAAAAGAGCAATCAGAGATGAGCGAGATATATCTAGGTAATAAAAACCTAAAGAACAGAGACGTCAAACTACAATATACAAAAGAACAAATTCAGGAATACATTAAGTGTGCTGAAGATGTTGATTACTTTTGTGAAAAATACGTAAAGATTGTTTCAGTTGATAGAGGTCTTATACCTTTTAAACCTTTTGAATATCAAAAAAGGATGTTTAAGACCTTTGATGATAATAGATTTACAATATGTAAGATGCCTCGTCAGGTGGGTAAAACCACAGGGGTTGTTGGTTATCTACTTCATAAGGTATTATTTAACGAGAATTACAATATTGCAGTATTAGCTAATAAAGAACGTCAAGCCAGAGAAATTTTATCTCGTGTTCAACTTGCTTATGAATGGCTTCCTAAATGGATGCAACAAGGTATTGTTGAATGGAATAAGGGTAACATAGAACTTGAAAATGGTTCTAAGATTCTAGCTTCATCTACATCCTCATCTGCTGTTCGTGGTCAATCATATAATCTTGTATATCTGGACGAGTTTGCCTTCGTCCCGCGTAACGTACAAGACGCCTTCTTTGCTTCGGTCTTTCCTACAATTTCGTCAGGTAACACATCCAAACTTCTCATAACATCTACACCAAATGGAATGAATCTATTCTATAAGATTTGGGTAGATTCAGAGGAGGGTAGAAATAACTACGCTCGTGTAGATGTACATTGGTCAGATGTTCCTGGTAGAGATGAAAGATGGAAAGAGGAGACAATCAGAAATACCTCCGTTGATCAATTCAGGCAAGAGTTTGAATGTGAGTTCTTAGGATCTACCAATACGTTGATTCATCCCTCAACACTTAATAAATTGACCTTTGTAAGACCCCTTGAAATTAACGGGGGTGTCAATGTATATAAACAACCCGTAAAGGACCATATCTATGCTATGACGGTAGATGTTTCTGAAGGTTTAGGCCTTGATGCATCAACTTTTGTTGTAATAGATTGCACTACGGTTCCGTATGAAGTGGTGGCTACTTTTGCTGATTCTAATATATCTCAGCTTTTATTTCCAACATTAATTCACAATGTTGGTAGGTATTATAATGATGCTGCTGTTCTGATTGAGGTAAATGTTGGGTCTCAGGTCGTTAACATTCTACATCAAGATTTAGAATACGAAAATGTAATTATGACTAGACAGACCGGCCGAAAGGGTACTGTCGTAGGAAACAATCCGGGTCAATCTAGATTAGGTATAAAAACAACGAAAATAACTAAAAGAATAGGTTGTGCAAATATAAAATCAATTATAGAAGAAAATAAGATAATATTAAATGACTATGATATAATTCACGAGTTGTCAACATATGTGGTAGATGGCACGTCTTATAATGCTGAAGAAGGCTATCATGACGATTTGGTAATGTGTTTGGTTATGTTTGCTTGGCTTATACAACAGAATTATTTTAAGGACGTTTCTAATACAGATATTAGACAACGCCTTATGGATGCCCATGAGGATGATTTTACCCCGTTTGGTTTCTTAGATGACGGCCATCCTGATGACCTAGGACCTAAGACTATGAGTGATAATGCCTTCGAAAGGTTTCTTCTAAACTAGGATTTTATAAATAATCATACTAGATACTGAAAATATTTTATTATAAAGGAGAAACCAATGCCATTTCAAGTAAGTCCTGGTGTTAATGTATCAGAAATTGACTTAACTACGATTGTGCCAGCAGTTACTTCAACTGTAGGCGCTATTGGCGGCGTATTTCGCTGGGGTCCTGTAGAAGAGAGAGTTCTTATCTCTTCTGAGGATGAGTTAGTCAATGTATATGGTAAGCCAACATCATCAAATTTCGAAACATTTTTCACTGCTGCAAATTTTCTTGCCTACGGCAATCAATTGTTTGTATCAAGAGCAGCTGGTGCTACTAATTATAACGCTGTTGCAAACACAGGCGGTGCTTCATCTTCAACTTCAGTAATTAAAAATAATGTTGATTACACTGCCAATGAATCTACTTTAACATCAAGTGACTCAATTAATTTTTATGCAAAATATCCAGGTTCACTTGGAAACTCATTGAAAATTTCTGTGTGCCCAGATGCTACTGCATATTCAGGTTCAATTGCTGCAACCACACCAACAGCTAATGCAGACCTCACAGTTTCAATTAACGTTGGAGCAAGTACTTTAGTATTCACAGGCTCTAATACATTTGCAGTTGATGCTGCTACCGATGTTTTTAACACTATTAATATTGGTGATTATATTCTAATCGGAAATTCAACAATTGGAACACAGTATGTAAAAGTAAAATCTGTAGAACAAACTGGAGCTTCAGAAGTTACATACACAATTGACGGTGTACAAAAACTTAAGGGTAACTGGTCTTATCAAGTTGCGGCTGGTACTTCCGCAGCAACAAGATATTGGGAATATTTTAATTCTGTAGATTCAGCTCCTGGTAAATCAAATTACTTCTCAGCAAGAAATGCAAATACAGCTGTAAGCGATGAAATGCATATTGTTGTTGCTGATGAAGACGGTGCTATCACAGGTACCCCAGGTCAAATTCTTGAAGTTTGGAAAAATGTATCACGTGCTTCTGACGCCCGTGGTGAACAAGGTGGTTCAATCTATTGGAAAGATGTTCTTAAGAACAATTCACAGTGGGTATGGCCAGGATACGATCTATTTTCAAGTACAACTGCGGCCTCAATGACTGCTCTTAATAATAAAAAAGTAAGAACAATGTCATTTGCTGGTGGTGGTTCAGACGATGCTGAGTCTTCAATATCAGTATCTAAAATTTTAACTGCCTATGATCTCTTCTCTTCATCAGAAGACGTAGATATTTCACTTATTCTTGCTGGTCGTGCTTACGGTGGTTCAGGAGAACAAGTTGCAAATTACATCATAGATAACGTTTGCGAAGTAAGAAAAGACTGCGTTGCTTTCATAACACCGCCAAGTACTTCAACTGTAAATGTACCTGGAAGTGAAATGTCAAATGTTGTAGCTTTTAGAAATCTTCTTCGTTCAACATCTTATGCTGTTCTTGATTCAGGACACAAGTATCAATACGATAAGTATAACGATGTGTACCGTTGGGTTCCAATGAATGGTGATATTGCCGGTCTCTGCGTAAGAACTGACAATCTTCGCGATCCTTGGTTCTCACCTGCAGGTTTCAATCGTGGCGCAATTAAGAATGTTGTAAAGCTTGCATTTAATCCTGATAAGGCTGATCGTGATCAACTTTATAAGAATGGTGTAAATCCTGTAGTGAACTTCCCTGGTCAAGGTGTTGTTCTTTATGGTGATAAAACACTTCTTAACAAGCCTTCTGCATTCGATCGTATTAACGTACGTAGATTGTTCATTGTGCTTGAAAAGGCAATTGCTAAGGCAGCTCAATCATCACTATTTGAAATGAACGATGATTTTACAAGAGCAGCTTTCCGCAATCTTGTAGAACCATATCTTCGTGATATTCAGGGTCGTCGTGGTATCTATGACTTCAGAGTAGTTTGTGACACAACAAACAACACTCCAGAGGTTATTGATCGCAACGAATTCCGTGGTGATATCTACATTAAACCAGCACGTTCAATCAACTTCATCCAGCTTAACTTCGTTGCTGTTCGCACCGGTGTAGAGTTTGATGAAATCGTAGGCAAGTTCTAAGGGGAGAATGGTAAATGGCTTTTAATATTAATGACATTCGCGCCCAGCTTACCTTCGGTGGAGCTCGCGCAAGTTTATTCCAGGTAATTATCAGTAATCCTGTTAATCCTGTTGCTGATCTTAAGACTCCTTTCTTATGTCGTACAGCTCAGATTCCAAGTTCAACATTGGGTCTAATTGAAGTACCATATTTTGGAAGAAAACTTAAGATTGCTGGTGACCGTGTATTTGATCCATGGACTGTTACAATCATTAACGACGAAGACTTCCTCGTTCGTAATGCAATGGAACAATGGAACAATTCAATTCAGTTGTATCAGCAAAATATCAATAATCTTGGATCTGGTGCACCTTCACTCTATAAATCACAAGCTACTGTTACTCAGTATGGTAAAGCTGGTGAAATTCTTAGAGTATATCAATTCAATGGAATATTCCCACAAGTAGTATCTCCTATTGATCTTGATTGGAATACAACAGATGAAATTGAAGCTTTCCAGGTTCAATTCCAATATGATAATTTCGAAGTGTTGAACAGTATAACTGGCAACGCAGGTGGATCATAACCATAGGGATAAAGGGCCGTCATAAATATTCAGACGGCCCTCTTCTCTAAGGAAAATATAATATGGCAGTACAGCTTTTTGGCTTTGAAATCAAAAGAAAAGATGAAACCCCTGTAGAATCGTTTGCTCCAAGAGTCAACGATGATGGTGCAGTTGTAGTTGCAGCAGGTGGTGCCTATGGTACCTATATTGATCTTGATGGTACCGCAAGAACAGAATCAGAATTAGTTTCAAAATATCGTGAAATTTCTTTAGAAGCAGACATTGATCGTGCTATTGACGATATTGTAAACGAAATGGTTGATACAGACTCTGATAAGATAGTAGATATCAACACAGATAAACTTGAATACTCTGATCAAGTTAAAAATAAAATCAAAGATGAATTTGAAAACATTCTTGATCTTTTAAATTTTCAAAATGAAGCTTATGAAATTGTTAAAAGATGGTATATTGATGGAAGAATGTATTTCCATGTAATTATTGACGAACAAAATCCTCGTCTTGGTATTAAAGAACTTCGCTACATTGATCCTCGTAAGATTCGCAAGGTTCGTGAAGTTCGTAAAAAACCAAAAGGTATGGTAACAGTTACTGCTAAGCAAAATGAATACTTCGTTTATAACGAAAGAAACTTCCTACCTGCTGGTGGTAATGCTGGTCTTCCATTGGATACTGGTGCCACTCAAGGCGTTAAAATATCTGTAGATTCTATTCTACATTGCACATCAGGTTTGATGGATAAGAACAACGCATTTGTTTATTCTTATCTACAGAAGGCTATCCGTCCACTTAACCAATTGAGAACTCTTGAAGATGCGACAGTTATATATCGTATTTCCCGTGCTCCTGAACGTCGCATATTCTATATTGACGTTGGAAATCTTCCTAAGATAAAGGCAGAACAATATCTTAGAGAGATGATGGTCAAGCACAAGAACCGTCTTGTGTATGACGCTACTACTGGTGAGGTGCGTGACGATCGTAAGTATATGACGATGTTAGAAGATTATTGGCTTCCTCGTCGTGAAGGTAATCGTGGTACAGAAATCACTACATTACCAGCCGGCCAGAATCTTGGTGAAATACAAGACGTTGAATATTTTCTTAAAAAACTTTATCAATCATTGAACGTTCCAGTATCACGTTTACAAGGTGCTGAGGCAGGATTTAATTTAGGTCGTGCTGCCGAAATTACTCGTGACGAAGTAAAGTTTACTAAATTTGCCGGCCGTTTGAGAAAGAGATTTTCTCAATTATTCATGAAGGCTTTAGAGAAACAATTAATCCTTAAGGGTATTGTTTCTGAGCAAGATTGGCCAGCTATTTCTAATGCAATTAACTTTGACTTTGCTATAGATAATCATTTTGAAGAATTTAAACAAGCTGAAGTATTACAAAATAGACTTCAGAATCTTCAAAATGTACTCCCATATATTGGTCGTTTTTATTCAGATAAATGGGTACGCAAGAATATTCTCATGCAATCTGATGAAGATATTCAACAAATGATGGAAGAAATTGCTGAAGAAGGAAGTTATCCTGAACCAGCTGATGGTGAAGAAGACACCATAGCAAATACTAATTTTAATGATGCACAAACAATACAACAAAAACCAGGCACTGTTCCTAATATAGACGGTGCTGGTAGATAATATGATATTTTTATAAATAAATTAAAGAATTTTGGAGGCAAAATGAGTGATATTGAAGATATTCTAGTTCATGCATGGAATAAGGACGCTGTTAATCTTGCGCCTGCTATTGATTCAGTAATGACATCAAAGGCAGCTGAGGCAATTAACAATATGTTCCCTTCTGTTGCAGCTCAGATGTTTGGTTATGAACCTGAAATTCAAAATGAAGAGCCCCAGGCAGAATTTTCAGATGAAACAACAGAAACACAAATTGAGGAACCATCAGATGAAGTCACCCAATGATATTCAGGAAGTAGCAGAACCTCTTTCTAAAGGGGAAAAGAACTTCAAAGCAATGCATAAAGTATTGCTTAATAAAAAAGTAGTCCCCGGTGTTACTGATCAAGATCATGTATTCAAGGGTCTTGAAAGAAAGAAAGATCAACCAACTGCTTCTTATGAAATCTACAAGTCTGAAGATGAATCAAAAGAAAATTATGATAAAGATCTTAAAGTAAAAGACGACTATTATGCTGCTGAAGAAACAGTAGATGAAGCAACTCTTTCAGCTAAAGCTGCTCGTGCTGGAAAAGACATTGGTAAACCTGGTAAGTATTTTGAAAAGATTGCAAAATCAGCTGCTGAGAAATATGGTTCAAAATTAATTGGTAAAAAGGTAGCAGGTGCAGTTCTTGCTAAGATGCGCAAAGAAGAAGTAGAACAAACTGACGAAGCTCTTTCAAAGAACTGGGATTCAGCACACACTAAAGATAAAGATATAAGTCATTCTAAACCATCTATGAAAAATTATAGAAAACCTGGTGAAGAAATGAAATCAGCATTAAGTAAAATGGCTGCTGATAAAGTAAAAGATTATCTTGCAAAAGGCGGAAAAATTCGCAAAGAAGAAGTAGAAGAGATTGATGAACGTTCTCTTACTGATGCAGAAATGAAGAAAAGAGAAGAAATAGCTAAGGCTATTGGTCGTGAAAATCCTGATATGCCAATGGCAAAGAAGATGGCTATTGCTACTGCTCAAGCCAAGAAAGTAACTGAAGATGTAGATTATGATTACGAAGGTGAAATGGCAAAAGCTGAACTTCGTGCCTTATCTCATAAAGCAGATGCACTTGCTGGTATGATGTCTGATGATCAACAACTTGAAGCTTGGTTACAATCAAAGATTTCACGTGCTAAAGATCAAATTGATGCTGTGTATGACTACATGATGTTCCGTGAACAACCTACACCTGCACCAGTTGCTGTGATGCCAACTCAATCAGATTCAATGGCTGGAACATATGGTTCTTTCTTAAATCGTATGGGTGAAGAAGTAGAACAAGTAGAAGAAGATAAAGAAAAAGATCTTGCTGCACTTGCCCCTCCTAGGGATAAAGTAACAATGAAAGACGTGTTAGTTGGAAGAGGTGTTCTCAAGAAGCATCCTAAAGATCCAGAAAAACATGTTCTTGCAAAAGAAGATCTTTCAATTAACAGTCCTGCTCTTAAAAAAGCTTTTGAAAATATTAATTTAGGTAAGAAAGTTTAAAATGGAAGCCAAGGTAACTTCTAAAACAAAAAACAATTCTCAAGAAAAAGAAGATAGATCTGAGATAGTTCGTACTCATATTGTAAGAGCAAATAGAAGAGACCCCAATGCTAAACACATTGAATCTGCAGCCAGACAGATTCAAAGTAAAATTAATAATTTCAATGGTCCAATGAATGGTAGATCTGCTAAAGTAATGCCAAAAAGTAATTTATCAACTTCAGAAAAACAAAAAACAGAGGAATTTAATTCAATGAAAGTAGACGAAGTTGAACAGGTTGATGAAACAAAGATGAATGAACCTCAGAAGGTTGCCGTTAAAAAGGTTATAGACCTAAGAGGAAAGATTGGTATGAAAACATCTACTTCTGATGCTAAGAAAATCATTAAGTTTGTAAAGAATGAAGAAGTTGAAAATATTGAAGAAGGTCGTGGTCGTCCAGCAAAAGTTGGTTCAGCTGCATGGCATCGTCAACAAGCTGCTTCTAAATCAGGTGATGGTGGTGAACAAGAAGCCGATAAGAATATTGTAAACCAGATGAGAAAGAAGCCAGTTGGTGAACACCATTCATTAGTTTTCAATAATGGTGAAAAGAAGCAAGTTCATGTTCAACATGTAAACAAAGCTCTTTCAATGCTTGCTAATACCGCTAAACCAGCTGACAGAGAAAAATTACAAAACAGTCTTTCTCATTCACATGATAGATTCATGGCTACTGTTAAATCAGGTAAGCCAGTAGAAGATGCAGCTCGTCCTAAAGTATCTCTTGGTAAGATGAAAGCTGAAGCAGTTGATCCAACTACTTCACCAGCCGGTACTGGTCATATCATCATTCAAAAGAGAAGAATGGCTGATGGATCTTATAGAATTGTAAAAGCAGGTAAATCACATTCTCATAGAGATATTGTAGATGCACAAGAAGCCGTAACTTATTATGATCCTGCTAAGAGTGAAGAAGCTGAGGAAAAAAGAGAAGGTCAAGGAGCACCTAAAGGTGCTAGTCATGATATGACTAAAGATAGTTGCGATAGAATGCAGGCTATGTCACCACAAGCTTTCAAGCAAAAATTTAAAATACCCCCAACATTAGGTAATGTTGCATCGGGTGGAGAAGATACAGTCTACGGTAAAGGAAAATATTCCGTGGCAGAAGAAAAAACACTAAATAATCTATATGATAATTTATCAGAAGAAAACAGAGAAATATTTGACGAAATGATGCAGACTGAAGAAGGTATTGAAAAACTACTTCAATTTGCTAGCAACCAAGGGTACTAATAATGTCAGCAGTGTATAAGTTTTTAAACACAGAGATTGCGCTTAATACAACAGGTAATACTGTAAACTCTGCGAAAGTTGTTAGAGTTGTAAACGCTAATAACTCATTGACTGTTTGTACTGTTGCTAATACTACATCAACCTATGCTAATGTTACTCTTGGACCTTATGAAGCAGTAACAATTGAGAAATCAACAACTGATACTTTAGCAGGTGTCAATTTAAAAGCTGTATCAATAGCTTATAGGAACTAAAAATGAAACTCATTACTGAATTAAACGAAAATCTTCAGATTATTAAAGAAGAATCACAAGAAGGAAAAGCAAGCAAGCTTTTCATTTCAGGTCCTTTTATTCAGACTGAAGTCACTAATCGTAATAATAGAAGATATATGAAAGAGACTGTTGCTCGTGAAGTTCAAAGATATACTGAAAATTATATTGATAAGGGTAGAGCAATGGGTGAATTAGGTCATCCAAATGGACCTTCTATCAATCTTGACCGTGTATGTATTAAGATTACAGAACTCAAAGAAACAGGTAATGATTTCATAGGTAAGGCTCTTGTTCTTGAAACACCAATGGGTCAGATTGTAAAGAATCTAATTGACGGTGGTGTTCAAGTAGGTGTATCAACACGCGGTCTTGGATCAGTAAAAGAAATTGATGGAATAAATGTAGTTCAGGATGATTTTTATCTTGCCACTGCTGCTGACGTTGTAGCAGATCCTTCCGCACCTGATGCCTATGTAAATGGTGTCATGGAAGGTGTTGACTGGGTTTGGGATAACGGAATTATTAAAACCCGCACAGTTGAGGCTCATAAAAAGATTATTAAAGAGACTCCTAAAGCGGATTTAAGTGAAGCCAAATTGAGAGTATTCCAACATTTCCTTTCAAAACTATAAAAAGATAAATAATTTATACAACTTTAAGGAGAAACTAATGAGTAACGATATTAATCAGATTGAAGATCAAGTAGAGGTTAACGAAGCTGACGCTGCGTCTAACATGGCTACTATTGCTTCAAAACCTACAGATGTGTCACGTTCTGACCTTATTTCAAAAATGGTTGCTTATGCAACACAGGCTGATAAGGGTGAACTAGCAGATTTTATTGCACGTATTGGTTCAGCACCAGCTAACCCAAATGCAACAACACCAGATGAAGCCGATGCTGCAGTAAAGGCAGCTGCAGGTGCAGTTGGTGATAACTCAGAAAAGAATAAGGCAACCATTAAATCATCTGGTAAGCCTGCTGATTCAATGGCATCAGTAAAAGAAGACCTTGCTCTTCTTTTCGGTGACTCATCAGATCTTTCTGAAGATTTCAGAACAAAGGTGGAATCACTATTTGAAGCTGCTGTATCAACACGTGTTAATCTTCGTGTAGCGGAACTTGAAGATCAGTATGAAGCTGCTTCTGCAGAACTCACTGAAGCTCATGAAAAAGCTCTTGAAGAATCAATCAATGAAATTAAAGAAGAAATGGTTGAGAATGTAGACAATTATCTCAACTATGCAGTTGCACAATGGATTGCCGAAAACAAGCTCGCAATTGAAAACAACATCAAGACTCAAATTGCAGAATCATTCATGAATGGTTTGAAGACTGTTTTCGAAGAAAATTATGTTAACATTCCTGATGAAAAGGTTGACGTTGTAGAATCAATGGCTTCTGAAATCGAAGAACTCGTTGCTAAGGTAAATGAGTTGACTGATCAGAACATTAGCCTTTCAAAGATTGTAAGTGAAAAAGAAGTAAAGGATATCACTGACGGTCTTTCTGAAGGAATGACAGATACACAGAAAGAGAAATTCGCAAAGCTCACTGAAGCTGTAAGTTTCTCTGATGTTGAAGAATTTCGCAAGAAGGTTTCCGTAATAAAAGAAACATACTTCCCTAAGAATGCGGAAGTTAAAGTTGCACAGGATCAACTTCTTAGCGAAACTGTGGAGGAACCTGTAAAGGGTCCATCACTTGATCCAGTGATGCAAATGTATGTTTCTTCTCTCGCAAAAAATTCTAAAAAGTAAGTAAACTATAAATATCTTAAGTAAACTCTAAAAGGAGACACAAATGAACGGTTTTAATGAACAGTTAGTTGCAAAGTGGAAGCCAGTGCTTGAGCACGAAGATCTTCCTAAGATTGCAGAAAGTCACAAGCGTTTCGTAATTGCTCAGCTTCTTGAGAATACCGAAGCTGCTATGAGAATGGAATCAGGTGCTGCTCAGCAATCTGGCTTCCTTACTGAAACACCAGTTAACGCAGTTGGTACTGGCGGATATGGTTCTTCAGGTGGTACTCATGTTGCTGGTTACGATCCAATTCTTATCTCATTGATTCGTCGTGCAATGCCTAACCTTATTGCATACGACATCTGCGGCGTACAGCCAATGACAGGACCAACTGGTCTTATCTTCGCAATGCGCTCACAATATGCCAACTCATCTTCAAGAGAAGCTCTTGGTTCAGGTGTATCAGAAGCTTTCTACGATGAAGCAAATACACAATATTCAACTGACCAATTCAATGGTGCAGGTGCTAATACAATCGGTGGTGCACACACTGGTACTTCAGGTGCATTCGCTGGTACTTCAGGTGCAGCTACTTATAACTTCAAAGGTGGTATGGCAACATCAACTCTAGAAGGTCTTGGTAGTTCAGCTGATACATTCCCAGAAATGGCTTTCTCAATTGATAAGGTTTCAGTAACTGCAAAGTCACGTGCTTTGAAAGCTGAATACACTATCGAACTCGCACAAGACCTTAAGGCAGTTCATGGTCTTGACGCTGAAACAGAACTTGCTAACATTCTTCAGTCAGAAATTCTTGCTGAAATCAATCGTGAAGTAGTTCGTACAATCAATCTTTCAGCTCGTAACGGTGCTCAAACAGGTACTACTACAGCTGGTACTTTCGACCTTGATACAGACTCAAATGGCCGTTGGTCAGTTGAAAAGTTCAAGGGCTTGATGTTCCACATGGAACGCGAAGCTAATCAGATTGCTAAGGATACTCGTCGTGGTAAGGCAAATATCGTAATTTGTTCTTCAGACGTTGCTTCAGCACTTCAGATGGCAGGTGTTCTTGACTATACTCCAGCTCTTGCATCAAACAACCTTCAAGTTGATGATACAGGTAATACATTCGCTGGTGTTCTCAATGGTCGCTTCCGCGTTTACATTGACCCATATACTACTGGCAACTATATGACAGTTGGCTATAAGGGTGCTAATGCATTCGACGCTGGTCTCTTCTATTGCCCATACGTACCACTACAAATGGTTCGTGCTGTTGGCCAAGATACATTCCAACCAAAGATTGGATTCAAGACTCGTTACGGAATGGTTGCAAACCCATTTGCTCGTTCAGTACAAGGTACTCCAAATCTTTCAGACGGAACTATCGTATCAAACACTAACTCATACTATCGCAGAGTTATTGTTTCAAACATCATGTAATAAAAAGCAGGATCAACCTGCTCAACTAATAAAGGGGGCTTCGGCCCCCTTTTCTTTTACTTGCATTTAGCGTGTACTAATGCTTTGAGCTCTCGAAGTGATTCTTTATATTCTTCCATCTGTTTAATCTGAATATAATGAAGAGAAACGTACATCCTATCCGATACACTCCAATCTTTGATACTATCAATAAAATGTTCTGGAAGAAGTTCTTTTAAACCTTCTACATATTCTTCCATAGTCATGCTTTGTTATCCTTTTCACAAACATCTTTCATATGAATATATTCAAATAGCAGATCTGCTACATAAATTAAATTTCTGGTATTAACTTCTTTCATTACCTCAATAATCTTAATAGCATTCTCGATAGCCCATTGACGATTCCATATATTATTTCTGTCATCAGAGAAGCTAGAGAGCTTTGTATTAAATTCTTCCATCATAGCAAGTTGAATATTATGCATAGTAAAGTAAGCTTGATCACTTACTGGAAGTTCTTTAATGCGCTCTTCTAATACACTTACAGCAGTACGAAGATGACCAGTATCTTCTGGGAGATACTTTGACTTTAATACTTCAATTTCATTCTTTAAGATTTCTTCTACTAGCTTACTCATTCTGTTACTACCTTTCTCCATTCACCGTCTGTACGCTTCAACCAAAGATTACCATCATCACCTACAGCCATTGATACCTGTTTATCAGGATCATATTGAGGGAAATTGCCTAGCATCATAGAAGAACCATTTCCAAGATACATCATTGTACCGTCTTTTTTCTTAGCTCCCATAAGAGTCATTTTTACTGAATCTTCTAAAGGCTCTCCTGTTGGCTTCTCCTTAGCAAATGCTTCTACTGCCATAATAGGTGATAAAGCAATCACTCCAAATAAACTACGTCTGTTCATTATCTAACTCCTTAAATTTTTATCTAACTCTTTAAATAATTCACGCCAATTTTCTTTTTCTTTCTCGCTAAGACGTGATACAAAGTTATGTACTAATAATTCATCACCAATCTTATCCTCATACTTACCAGCAACATCAGCAAATGCTTTGGCCTGTAACTTTACGTTCTCTCTAACCTGATCGAGATATGCTTCTTTCCATACTGTAGCCATAGCCTTTGCAGCTGCCTCATCTCGTTCAAGCTGAACAACAGCACCATTTATCTTATGCAGTTCTCTAAGATAAACATCAAGTTCATAAAAATCGAGACCTTTTTTATCAAAGTATTTTTTATCCATCTCTCGAAGAATATCACGAAGTCTCATCACACATTCTCCTTAAGCGCATCAAGGGCAATTTTTACCATATCATCACATTCAACTTGGCATCCACACGTTTCACAGCTAGATATTTTCAGCAACGCTTCCCGCAACCGCTCAATCTCGTCGGCGGCTTCCTCTTTTATATACTTTATTGATCCATCAGCATTTATTTTTACTGTTGTATCGCCATTACGCAACCGTTTAACGAGGTCCATCACTCAATAAACTCCAAATGATCACCAACTACCTTGAATTTAACAACGTTGTAATCGTTGAAACGATCCCCACCATACTTAAAATAATCTCGCCCACCATCTACAAATGCTCCATTCTTACCTTCGCGAAAATCATGACGATAACGTGAGTATACTACTTCGCCTTCTGCCTCAATACCACTAAACACTACATCTTTAATTGAAGGTAATCCATCAGTAATCATAAGAGTATCACCTCTGAAGTAGAGAGCAAAATAATTAGAACCTTTGGGATGAGCTTTCTCAGTATAGAAGATAGCAGCTGGTTTATTGCCCCAGAACAAAGCACCAGAGTGCTGATCTTTACCTCTAAGATCTGTCTCTAGAACATATTTGGCATTATATTCTCTTTCTATAATATCAATAGCATCTTGTTTAAGGAAAGAGCTTTCTGTATTAATCTTCACTGTCTTCTTCCTTCTTACTGCGGCCACGCTTTGGTTTTTCTTCTACCACTAATACATGACCCTCATCTGTAACAATTAATACTTTATTCCATTCAAAGGTAATCAACGGATTCTCAACATAATCCGGTTCCTTAAAATTGATAGTCTTTTTGCGTCGACTAAAAAACATTTACATCTCCATTTTGTTTATTATACCGCTTCTGCAATATGACGGCAAGACCTTCGATACATAAAAGCTTGGCAGGTGCAAGATTTATTTGTGCCCTCAACGGTCACAACATACTCATTGCCTTTTGATCCTTTGACAACAAAAACTTTTTTTGTGTCATCCTGCTTTTTTCTGTTGACTATTTCTTCATCCATAGATATAATGTTACTACGGTCAATAATTCTAATAGGAAAAGATTTATTACCAGTTGTCAAAGCAATAGCCTCATATGGCACCCATTTAGGTGTAGCTACCACCTCTCCCTCAAATTCATACGTCTGAGGCATATGTGAAAATGCATCAATCTTTCTTAATTCATTTCTTACAACAACCTTCATATTATATTCCTTTTAGTTAATATTAGTTTTAGGTTGAGATAATGAAGGGCAGTTTTCTAAAAAGAATTCGGTGAAAGGAATATTTTCCAAATATTCATTTTGATCTAAAATTTGAACCTGATTAAAAGATGAATCAAGAATATACCATAATTGTTCTTTTTCAGATTTATTAATAAGATTTGAATCTAAAACCTTTTCTAAAATATCAATTAAGAAATTGGTATTTTGTTCGGTTGAAGGAATTAATTGAGTAAGAAATTTGGATTTGTAATTTGACATTTTTACTCTCCTGTTTGCCTATTCTTTATAATATGATATTTTCATAAAAAAAGCAACAAAAATATCAAAAATCTAACCTATTGAAATCATTAGGTTTTTTCTAACCCCTTGAAATCATTGGATTTTTCAGTAAAATCCTAACCCATTGAAATCATTAGATTTTTTTTCTGTTGCTATTTTTTTCAAAATATCGTATATTAATAATATAAGAAATGGAGAGAGAAATGTTTATATTGTTTGCTGGTCAAGACTACTATCCTGGTGGTGGATGGGAAGATTTTGTGGGTATGTATGAATCGTTAGAAGAAGCTCGTGAAGCTTTTTATAAATCTAATGATGACTCTGTTATACCATACGAATGGGGTCATGTAGTAGATTTAAAGAATCAGGTTGTTGTTTGGCAGAATCAATGAAAATGGAGAGAGAAATGACGCAAGCAGAAGCCACTTCAATTATTAGCGCATATGCAAAAGATCATGATTCAGGTATTCTTGAAACATTAGAATATATGAAGAAGGTTTATGATTATGGTTTTCATAAATTTGCTGAGACCTTCACAGCAGAGGAATGCAAGGCTTACTGGATTGTAATGGAAGGTATGCGTGAAATGTTTTATGGATCCGAAGTAACTTCTGCTTGACATTATATAAGTTCTGTAGTATTATCATAATATAGATTGTGGAGAGTATGATGTTCAGTGATCGTTATAAAATCTTAGAATTGCTTAACATGCTTTTGGAATTTCATAAGAAGAGTGAAATCAAAGATAGTAATGCTAT